ATTCACAAGATTGTGGCTGGCATTGAGTCTGGTATGTATCGCAAAGTTGATGTTGGTGTGGTTGCTTCTGATGAAGACTTAGAACCCACACAAGAACTCACAATGTTCCAAGATCAGAAGGTCAAATTGCTGACCTACTATGGCCTTGTCCCACGGGAATACTTGCAAAACTTGGCTGAGAACAAAGACATTGTTGAATTGTTCCCTACAAGTTCAGAAGCTGAAGATTATCAAGATATGATTGAGGCGATTGTTGTTATTGCTAACGACAATTTGTTACTCAAGGCTGAAGAAAGCCCTTACATGATGAAAGATAGGCCAGTCATTTCCTATCAGGATGACACTGTGCCAAACCGCTTGTTGGGTCGTGGAACAGTCGAGAAAGCCTACAATATGCAGAAGGCTATGGATGCACAGATTCGCAGCCATTTAGACTCCCTAGCACTGACTACAAGCCCTATGGTTGCGATGGATGCAACTCGCCTACCCCGTGGTGCTAAATTTGAAGTAAAGCCCGGAAAAGCCATCCTTACAAACGGCTCTCCTGCTGAGATTTTGATGCCATTTAAGTTTGGCGTTACTGATGGAAACAATCTAGCCACTTCCAAAGAGTTTGAGCGTATGTTGTTACAAGCAACTGGCACACTGGACTCCAATGGTATGGTTACTCAGTCAAGCCGTGATGGTGGCGGTATGTCTATGGCTGTTGCTTCTATCATTAAAAAGTACAAGCGCACCTTGGTTAACTTCCAAGAAGACTTCCTTGTGCCTTTTATCAAGAAAGCCGCATTCAGGTATATGCAGTTTGACCCAAACCGCTATCCATCTGTGGACATGAACTTCATTCCTACGGCTACATTGGGAATTATTGCTCGTGAGTACGAGCAACAGCAGTTTATTAGCCTTTTGCAGACTCTTGGCCCACAAACTCCTGTGTTGCCTATTATTCTCAAGGGAATCGTGGCTAATTCAAGTTTGAGCAACCGATTTGAGATGATGGAAGCACTGGACAAGATGTCTCAGCCTGACGAACAAGCTCAACAGATGCAACAAGCCCAACAACAGATGCAAATGCAAGCACAACAGGCTCAAATTGCCTTAGTTACTACTCAGGCAGAGCAAAATCGTGCTGATGCAACCAAGAAAATGGTGGAAGCACAGTACATTCCTCAAGAAGTACAGGCAAAAATCATTGCGTCAACCACAAATAACCTGCCAAACCAAGCAGATCAAGCATCAGTTGAGTTTGATAAACGGGTTAGGATTGCTGAATTGATGCTGAAAGAAGCTGATATTAAGAATAAATCCAAGATTGTTGAGTTGCAAATGTCGCAGAATAACAATAAAGTTGGCGGTATGGAACAAGATTTCTTAGACCAATTGTCCAAATCTTTAGGCTCAACCCAACCGAAGGCTCAATAATGGATGTCGAAAGCCTAGCCAAAGAGCTAATCCTTAAGAACATGACTCCAGAGCAGCAATTAGCTGTTTTGGATTCTGTTAAAGCATCTGTTGCTCAAGCTAGAGAAGTGCAAAAGCGCAAGATTGGCGAGAATGTTGACATTGTTGTCCAAGCATTGAAGACAATTGAGTCTGACATTCGCAGTCGCTTTGATGATGTGGGTAATGCTATTGAAAAGCGTGTTGCATCTATTCAAGACGGGCGTGATGGCTCTAATGGCAAGGATGGTCGTGATGGAAAAGACGGAAAAAATGGTAGGGATGGAGCAAAAGGCGAAAAAGGTGAAAGTGGTCAAGCTGGGATTGATGGAGTGGATGGTGTTGATGGTGTGTCTGTCACCAATGCTCATATTGATTTTGATGGTTCACTTATCATTACTTTGTCTACGGGTGTTGAGCTTAATGTCGGCGAAGTTGTTGCTCCTGATCTTGCTGAATCCATCAAAGTCATTACTAATGGTGGCGGCACTTCTCAGTCTGTACTTGATACTCTAACTTCCTTACAAGCACAAATCACAGCTTTAATTCCTAGTCAAACTGGAAAATCAGGAAAATATTTAACTACCAATGGAACTACCTTATCTTGGGCATCTGTTACAGGTGTATTGAGTTATCAAGGTACTTGGAATGCTTCTACAAATTCTCCAACTCTTACTAGTAGTGTTGGAACAAATGGCTACTATTACGTTGTGTCTACTGCTGGCTCAACTAGTCTGAATGGTATTACTGATTGGCAAATTGGCGACTGGTTGATATTTAACGGCTCAACTTGGCAGAAATTAGACCAAACCAACTTAGTTACTAGTGTTGCAGGAAAGACTGGCGCAGTAGTTTTAAACAATACTGATGTTAGTGGTTTTGCAAGTATTGCAGCGGCTGGTGGAACAACAGTTTTAACTGTAAATTCTGCACCGAACTATGTTGTTACTGGTTCAGGTGGTCAGACAATTCAATTGCCTGATGCTACAACTTTACAAAATGGTGCATTATTTTCTTTTAACAATAATCAAAGCAGTGGCACTATTATTGTTAAGAATAATTCAAGTACAACTGTTGCCACAATTCAATCTGGTGGATATGTAAGTCTTGTATTACTTTCAAACTCTCTTGCGGCAGGTTCATGGGATGTGCATAACTATGCTCCATCTAATGTATCTTGGTCTACCAACACATTTGATTATGCTGGTTCAATTACTTCTGCTACTTGGAATGGAAATGCTGTTGCCTATAACCGAGGAGGTACAGGGCAATCATCTGCCTTTGTTGCTGGTGGCATAGTTTATGGTTCTACAACAAGTGCTTTGGCGGTTACCTCTATTGGTACAACAGGACAAGTTTTAACTTCTGCTGGAGCAGGAACTCCTACATGGACAACTCCAACAACAGGAACTGTTACATCTGTAACTGGTACTGCACCAGTTAGTGTTGCAACAGGAACAACAACACCAGTTATAAGTTTAGCGGCAAGCTATGGTGACACTCAAAACCCATACGCATCTAAGACTGCAAAATTTGTCTTGGCTGCACCTAATGCCGCTGATGGAGTACCAACATTTAGGGCAATTGTTGCTTCTGACATACCTACATTGAATCAGAATACAACAGGTTCTGCTGCAACTCTGACAACAACAAGAGCCATCTATGGAAATAACTTTGATGGTTCTGCTGCGTTAACTCAAGTAATTGCTTCTACCTATGGTGGTACAGGCAATGGGTTTACTAAGTTTACTGGTGCTACTACAGCAGAGAAGACATATACATTACCTGATGCCACATCAACAATCTTGACAAGCAATGCTGCTGTAACGATTGGTCAAGGCGGTACTGGTCAGACAACTGCTACAGCAGCTTTTGATGCTTTAAGCCCCAATACAACATTAGGTGATGTTAGTTATCGTGGTGCATCTAATAATGTTAGATTGGCAGGAAATACCACGACAACTAAGCAGTTTTTGGCTCAAACTGGTACAGGAACAGTATCTGCTGCACCTGCATGGGCAACTATTGCATCTGGTGATGTACCTACATTGAATCAGAATACTACTGGTAGTGCTGGTTCTTTGGCAACAACAGACTTTTCCATTGTCCAAAGTGGGACTAAGTTGCTGTTTAAGTATGGGGCTACTACAATTGCCTCAATGGATTCAACGGGAATCATCACTTCTGCAACAAACATTGTTGCAAATGGAACACCATAAAGGAAATAAATCATGGCACAAATTACACTTAATTCAACAGGCGTAGCCAGTAGTGGCGCTCTTGTTTTACAAAGCAATGGAACTACAGCCGCTGTTACTGTTAGTACAGGTCAAGTAGCAACACTTGTAAATGATGCTGTAGTTAATGGCCTCACAGTAGGTAAAGGCGGTGGTGCTGTTGCTAGTAATACTTCTTTAGGTACATCAGCATTAACAACCAATTCAAGTGGTGCGTATAGTGTGGCTGTTGGTTATCAAGCATTAACCGCAAATACATCGGGAATTTCAAATGTTGGTATTGGTTATGCCGCTTTGTCTGCAAATACTTCTGCATCTAATAATACTGCTGTTGGAATACAAGCGGGCAATGCAAATACAACTGGTGCTTCAAATACATTTATTGGAGGTACTGCTGGATATTCCAACACCACAGCCTCTCAAAACACCGCTGTAGGCTACCAAGCCGCCTATAACACTACAACTGCTTTAAACAACACAGCTGTTGGGTATCAATCATTATTTACAAATACTACTGGAGTTAACACCGCTATTGGGTCTGTGGCATTAAGGCTCAATACAACTGGCACAGGAAATACTGCCATTGGTGGAAATGACACAGTAATAAGTGCGGCACTTCAAGCAAACACTACTGGAAATTACAACATTGCTGTTGGGACAGGCGCACTTCAAGCCAACACCACAGGCTCTGCCAACACTGCTGTTGGTTATCAGGCGGGGTCTGGTCAGACAACAAGCGCTGGTGATAATGTATTTTATGGCTATACAGCAGGAAATAACATTACAACAGGCGCTAATAATGTTTATTTAGGAGCATATACAAGAGCTTCTTCTGCTACTGTTTCTAATGAGCAAGTTGTTGGTTACAACCTGACTGGTATTGGTACTAATTATTTTGCTTTTGGTTCTGGTGGTGTAGGTACTGTATATAACCAATTCTCAACAAATGCAAGTTGGACTCGCTCATCTGATGCTCGCTTAAAGAAAAATATTCAAAATGCTAATTTAGGATTGGAGTTTATTACCAAACTTAGACCAGTAACTTATCAGTGGAAACCATCAAATGAAGTTCCACAAGAATTTACAAATTTGTATTCTAAAGAAAACAAAAAAGATACTTCTACTGTAATGCATGGCTTAATTGCTCAAGAAGTAAAACAAGCACTTGATGATGTTGGTGTAAACACTTTTGGCGGATGGCATGAAGACCAAGATGGATGCCAAGGCGTTGCATCAGATATGTTTGTATTTCCTCTTATCAAAGCCATCCAAGAACTCAAAGCAGAGTTTGACGCATACAAAGCAACCCACCCATAAGGAGCATCAGCATGAACGAAACCCTCACCGCAGAACAAATCGCCAAGCACTACTCTGCCGCTATGGACAGCGTAAACCTCATCAATGGCACAAAGCCTGAGTTGATGACTGATGCTGATTGGGCAGATTGTTTGTCCCGCAACAAAGAGCATTTGAAAATCATGCTTGCCAAAGACTTTTGGACAACAGAAGATTTGACTCCATTGCAAACGGCATCCGCATGACACCTGAACTCCAGCATTACTACGAAAATCGCTTTGACATGATGTCAATGGAGGGCTGGAAGGATTTGTGCATGGATATTGACATTATGATAGAGTCGCTCAATAATCTAAGCGTTATTCCTGATGAAAAGACCTTGATATTCAAAAAAGGTGAACTTTCCATCTTGACTTGGCTAAAAACCTTGAAAGAGGTCAGCGAGAAGGCTTATGAGGAATTGAATGAAAAGAATGTATGAATTTGCCTGTGAAAACGGGCATCACATTGAAAAACTGACTTCTTATGAGGTGGTCAATGTCCAATGTGAGTGCGGTGTGATTTCACATCGTAAAATCTCTGCTCCAAACATCAAGTTGGAGGGTTGGTCGGGGAGTTTCCCTACATCAGCCCATCAATTTGACCGAAAACATCGGCAAAAGTTGGCGGCAGAGCTAAAAGAGAACTCATAAACAATTGTCGAGTTCATGTTAAATCCTAAAACCCTAGTGGGCAGGAAAAGGAAACTGTAT